TGAGAAGTTAATTCATATTGCTTTTTACAGGTAATAGTTCTTCCACCAAATGTAATTTCCCTAGGCTCTCTTTCAATAACAATTCCACTCCTGCCAGACAAAAATAAAAGACGCTGTAAATCATCAATCAATCCCTTATTAACTGAATAAAAAACTCCACCGTTCCCGTCAGCATTATAAAACCCGTCTAAAAAGGCAGAAATACAATCCGAAGATAAATCAAAAACAAATGACGGAACCCTCTTAGAATAAGTATTCCCATCTAAAAAAGAATACAAATCCCTATTCGAACAAGTATATCGTCCTTTCGAATATTTTTTAAAATCAAACGGTAATCGCTTTATTAAATCTTCTAAATATTTTATTTTTCTATCTTTTTTTAAATTGAACCCTATTATGTAACCCCGATTATCCCTGGATCTTGTAACTTTGTAACCGTCACCATACCAAAAACCCATAAAACGCAAAAAATCCATATTAATTTCTTTTTTAGATTTCCATACTCCCTGATTGCACTTGTGAAAATTTTTAAAATGAAAATCTTCCATTGTGTGCAATTTAAAATCTTTATGATGATACTCTTTGGCAAAAACTTTATGATTTGGCGTAATAAGAAGGTCAACACTTCGTCCTGAAATCCAAAACATTTCACCTTTAAACTTATAAGAAATAAAACGACTAAAACTCACAAATTCAATTTGTTTTAATTTAGGATTAAGACTACAAATTTTATCCCCCTTATTCACATCCTTAAATCTCTTCCACCCATCCTTTGTTAAAACTTCAGTTTTATTATCAAAACAACCCATAAATGGATCGAGAACTACGCCCCTGGGCGGAGTGATCAGACGAACCAAATAACGCATGAGCTTGACCGACTTTACAGTGGGGTGATGGTTGGATTGTATATTACTATGCCTTTGATGTGGGGTTTCATTATGTGCTTTACGGCCATCATGAGAAACATTCTTTACAGGCATATTATTTAGCCCCGCATTTCGTTCTGATTTGTCAGCCTTTGCACAATAAAAAAATCTTCCATATTCACCTAATTGTTTTTTCACAAATTCATCGATGATTAAATTGGAAGGAAAACGACCAGTATATCTTTTTGGCACCGTTGCTTTTTTAAAATTTTTTGCCCTTGCAGTCGGACAATCTATAGCATTTTTTTGACCATAAACATTTCCACCATTTATTAATTTTGACTTTCGTTTTTCATTCCCAATTCGACTCGCATCAATATTTAATCCACCCGTCCCATATTTTTTAAAATTCTGAGTGATATTGTTATTCTCAACGGGTTTTCTTGCGAGAATCCAATGCTCCGTGGCAGGTTTTATGGCAGACCCAAAGCCATTTCCCAAACCTTGAGATTTCGGGAAGCCAGATCCGAAGATGTGATTTATAATATCGCGAATTTCAAAACCGGCATCTTCAATGGCTGTAGCGGTCCAATGCGAGGTCCTTGGGATCGCCCACACCAGGATGTGACCGCCTGGCTTTAAAGAATATTTGCATTTGCCTAAAATGGAAGATAACCAATCAATCCATTGCTTCTTCCCGCCCTTATCCTTATCCCATTCTTTTCCCATAAATGAGATCCCCGCTGGCGGGTCAGTCACCATTGAATCAACACTATTTGGTTTGAATCCGGTCAGTGCATACTTCGAATCTTCATTTATCAATTTTATCATTTTAAGAACTCTTCACATTCTGAATAAAATGCATTTTCTGGTGTTTTGTGTTTCACATATAATTGACACACTAATTTGTGGCCTTCTTGATCCAATTGAACGCTTTTATCAGCCCTTGTTTCGTCAAGCCAATGGACCTTGCCGTCAGTATTCACCCAACAAAATCCAAGATCCAAAGAGCCGCCTATATACCAGGCTCCGTGATCTCCATTCAGAATTTCCTTCAATCTATTTTTTACCCTTTCGTTCATTCTCTTTATCCTTTTCGCCAATCCAATCGTCAAATCCGTCTTTAGGTTCCATTTTTTCTCCTTAATTACTCAAGAAATACTCCACGACCACGGTGCCAGAAAATAATCCCGACCCTGCCTTTGATAAGTCCAACTTTAATAAATAATCAGGTGCCGGTGTGAAATCACTCAATCTCACATTGAATTTAAAAACTCCAATGGAAATAGTTTGAGCCACGACGGGTGCCATCCCTAATAAATTTGTGTCGTAATGGACTGGAATAAGGTCATTGGCATCGTTTGAATTCACAAGCCCTGGCTGATTAAGCATACTGAGCCTAATGCCAGCATTTGAGCACTTCCCGCCACACACCCATAGATCATTATCAAATAGATCGGAAATTGCAATATTTCCAAGATCCATGAATGTCGTACTAGAAGTTGATGTGAATGGGTCAGGATTTATAAAAGGTGCCAGGGTCATTTCGCTGACTGCGTTATTTGTGACTTGAACATCTTGATTCTGACCAGTATCTCCGTCGATAAACTTCTCAGTGCTGAAATTAACTCTCAATGTTGACGTTGCATGGACTACGATGATTTTCTCTGGTGGCGGAACTTCCTTTGCACAAGCGACTAATAGAATAAGGATTAACCATTTCATTTTCGCCCCCCAAGCTCATTGAGCTACACCCCAATAGTTAAATTTTCATCGGCCTGTCGTCCCGTGATTGTACGATTACACTCAGGGCATAACCGATTCTTTATTTTATCAAAACTAAAAAAAAGTTTATCGCACCTAAGACAATATCTCTTCCCGCGTGAAATAGGTCTTAATCCCAATACCTTCCGAAATCTTTTAGAGTCGCAATCACCTTCAGTGAAGAACTCGGGATTACGGTTTCCTATCTTTTCCAAATTACCCCCCTTAATTTGAAAAGATGTGATCAAATCTCCATTTGATTCTCAGTCTGGATCGCCATGGACTTCTTTGCAAAAAAACAGGCTTCTTCCAATTTTGTTTTCACAATGGAAAATTCCCGTGTGTCTATGGCACAGTTTTCCTTCAACCCCTCAAGGCATTTCTCAAATACCATTTGGATATTAACGGCCTTGACCTGACCTTCTTTATTCAATTTATGAAATTTAAAAATATCGACTTCCATTAAATGTGATTCAGTATTCATATCTCCCTTTCAAGATCGGCCATCCTCTCTTTTAAAAGATGACGCCTATTATAATCTTCTTCTTCAAATAATGTTTTGGCTGTGATTTTTCCACAAAAAGCACATTCCCATGAATCAGGTTTATCAAACCAGCGGTTGTTTTTACAGTCACAAGGTCTTTTTTGCATTATTTTCCATTTATTATTTTTAAATTCATTTAATTCTGCCAATTCGAACCCCATAGTTTTTCGAGTTAAGCAAAGACACAATTAAAACTAGACGATGCTATAGCCTCGTTCGCTATCCAGAGAGACATGACACAGTCGTCATGCGACCCCAATCCCTGAAGCTTATTGTCTACATAAGTAAAACATTTAAGCTCATGAACTAGGATATCAGTTATCCGCCTATCTCGATCTGTTTTTCTTGGGATTACAAATTTGCGATTTTCAAAAAGTATTTGAAGCGATAACACTCCGCGTTCCGCAGAGTTTTTATTATATGAGTGCGTGGTGAAGCCTTCCACGGGTAAATCAGTCCGAGTGACCAGTTCATCCCTAAAGACCCTCTGGAAGCCATTATCTTCGATGTAAATCCGCTCTGGTCGATAGTTCTGATAAACATCTTGAATTACCATTAACTGTTCATTCATCGTCAGACCTTTTTTCCGACGCACATCCAAAAGCCAACGATTATCATGCCTATCGACTCCAAGCGTTGTAATAACCGTATAATCCGCACCGACCGTGGAAGATAATGCCAAATCAACTCCGGTGAATACTCTTAATTCCCGCCTATCTTCTTCAGTTAAATAAGTGGGCATTTCATAATTCCGGTCAAAGCAATCAAGCAGAACTCGATCTGGAAATAAAGTGGACTCTTCAGCTATGGGAACACATAAAAATTCTCTGGTGAAACGAGTGGAACCAATTTCACGTCGCCTTCTATGTAAATGCTCAAGTGGATACCTGGTCGGCCACAAAGGGTTTTGAAGGTTTTTATCTAAGGCTGGATAAATCCTGAAACAGTCTTTATATTCTTCATTTCCTTTTAATTCACCATAAAGGTCTTCCATGTGAAAGGGCGTTCCCACAACAATGATTTGACCGCCAGGGACGATCATATTAGTCACGGCTGAAAAGAAATAGTCCTTTTCTTTTTTTCGAATTATCTCTGAATACATGGACTCTTCAGATAATGGATCGTCCACAATAATCCATACAGGATGCGCACCACGGACACCGACGCCCCAACCACGCGCTCGGATAATAGATCCATTTGCGAGCTTTATTTCTTGTTTGCTCCAATTGTCTTTAGTTGGGGGAACAAGGTGAGCCAATTTGGGATTGGTTTCAATCTCATCCTTAATGATTTGTAGATGTTTGATCGCTTGATCTTGCGTGTTTGAGAAAATGTATCCGAGGGATATTCGTGGGATTGACTCAAAACCTTCCCCCAAATCTAAAGGTATCCAATGGTAATAAGCTCGCCAGATTGCATAAGCAAAACAAAAGAAAAAAGATTTCCCATGATCACGAGGAGCATTAAGTCCGACCCGTTCCATCTTCGCCACCATTTCAGACCATTCTCTGTGGTGGCGAACAACTTCCATATTTAAAATACGTTCGGCGAAATACGCCAAATCGGTGCGGAGCATTAATTCTTCAATGTCTGGTGAATCTATGAAGGCATCAATCTTTTCAATCGCGAAAGGCAATCTAATAAGTCCTTAAAAAAGCAAGGGACGCCTTTTTAGAGCGTCCCTCGAACTTTTCCATAATTAAATGGATAAGCTAAGCTAAGTGATCACTATCAAACGCAGCTTCAGACAAGGTCATTAAGGCGTCGGCTTGAGCTTGTGCCGTGGCATCTAAAGCTACATCGCCGTCCTTATTTTCACCCTCATAGTCAGGGAGATCCGTCGATCCTTTTTTACCCCAATACTTTGCCTTCACCACGCCGTCTTGCTTGAAAAGAATGACTTTACACTCTTTGCGTTCGAGAGACATATTGATCTCCTAAATTAAGCTGAAGGCATAGTGGTCACAACTTTTGGTTTGCGACCCCTTTTACCTTTTTTCTTCATGGGAACCACTTCAGCCTTTCCACTTCCATTAGAAGGTCCAGCTTGTTGCGGAGCTTGTTGCGGAGCTTGTTGCTGATCTTGCTCTTGTCGTCGCATTTGAGCTTGGGCTTCCGGTGGCAGAGTTTCCATTAATCCATCTTCCCATGTGTCCAAATATCTTTGGGACTCAAGAATTGCAGGTGCGTATCCACCTGGGAACATTCCCTGAGTTAAAACGGTTTTAATATTACGATAAACACGGATTCGATCCTGTGTTTTTGCTACAACGGTATCTTGTTCTTGATTCATTTTATTTTACTCCTTCAATCTAACATAGATTTCAATCTAACAATGACAAGGTTTTAATTAAGCCAAGTCTTTTGATGTCATATCAGCGGTCGCAAGTGCGAAGGCCGCAACGGCAGCGGAGTCATCGTCCGGCAATGCACGACTGACATTCTTTTTAAAAGTGGGATCTGTCTCATTGACGACACCGTCATAAGAGCTTTTTACCACTTCGCCTTCTTTCCAAATGCGAACACTGACCATTGATTCTTCAATTGTTTTTGCCATTTCAAAGTCTCCTTTTAAATTTTAATTAATTGTTAATTTTTACATTACAAATTTATTTAATTCAATTGCCTATTAATAACGCAACATATTAATGAGCGACCCAACTTGACCCATCAAAAATATATAAAGTCGAAGTCGATTTAAGATAACACATGGGCACAAACCCAGCCTTAGCAGTTGGTGGAGCCGAGGTCGGAGCTGCATCAATTTCTGGGATATAAAAGAACCCATCTGTGTCAGCCGCCCCAAGTGAGCCTTTTCCGGCAGTCACATTTGAACTGACATCCGCCTCAATAACATTTACACCACTATTTCTGACTCGGAACCCAGTTCTCCACGATCCTTGATAATTTATATCAAACCAATAAGCGTTCTCGACATAACCGAATTCAGTCCATAAATTTGCGTTTTGTTGAAGTTTAAAATTTATAGTAGTGGCACTGGCCCCATCAAATTGGAATACGGGTGTTGCACTGGTCCTATTAAATCTCACTATATTAGAATCAATTGTATCTAATGTGAAATTACTTCCACCTGCAAAAATATACTGTTTAACCGAACCAGAAAAGAACCCCATTCTGCCAGTCGCAGCGGCTTCACCCGTTATCTTAGCACCGCCAGTTCCAAACCTAACATCGGAAAAACCAGTTCCAGTTTTAAGCCAAACAGGTTGGGCAGCATTTGATTCAATATAAAAACTTCCAGAACCACTCTCATAAATATGACAAGGAGTTGTAGCATTGAATCTCAGTTTATTTGTCGCTGCAATGTAATTAAAATCAGCTTCAGCGAGAAAACCGTCTCCGGCAGCATTACGATATTGGATGTCACCTTCAGTCGTTCCACCTGGTGTTCCACCGCCTCCACCCGTTGCAGTTAAATCTACAGCAGAACCAGCAGCGTCTGGCTTCCACCACAACCCATCATCTCCGCTTTTCTTAAACAATCTACCCAACCCAGAACCAGCATTAGCCGGTTCAGCCAAGTCACTAAATTCAACATATCCATTTATAAAAAAGTTTTTCCATGGATTTACCGCAGCACCAAGATCACTTCCACCAGGAGTTCCAGCTCTGAGCATTGTATTAACAACCACTACACCAGAACGAATCTCTATAGAATCATTTAGAACACCAGAACGTTTTATCCATAGAACTCCACCAACATTATAAATTTTATGGGCAGTAGTACCAAACTCAATAGTGTTTCCTGCAACATCAACATTATTAACTACGTTTAAATCCCCAGTAGCTCCATCGAACCTTGCTACCTCCGCACT